CGTTGATAACTTCACCTGGCTGCACAAAAGCAGCTGGGTTGTAGTTAGTCTGTTCCCATTGCCAAAACTGCTTGTCACGAAGATAGACTCGTGACTTTAGCAGGTTGATGTTCTCTGGATGGCCAAAGATCAGTGGATCTGATTGACCCCAAAGAGCAACACCAGGCTTACCAAGATCCCAGCAGTAGTGTTGAAAGAAACTGTCTACTGAGACCCATGTCTTGCATTCACCAATCAAAGATGCAAGATCAGTAAGCGATAGATTCATCCGAATGTCAGTGACACCAGGAAGAGCTTCTTCATCTCCATACCCAACCTGAACGATGTCGTCCAGATTTTGAATGAGAGGAATCAGCCTGTCCCAGTATGGGTAGTTCTTCGGATGATCTGTGCTACCGTTTCTCAGCTTACGAGCATAAGGAGAAATGAGAATCATTTAGACTCCTTACGACGTTTCCATGCTTCAACTAATTTTTGACGATGTGCATCAGAAATAGGTTTGTTCTTTTTAGACATAGACATTTTCTTTTTAGTTTCGTCGGAATGCTGTCGCCCAGACATACCAACATGGTTATCTGATAAGCTCTTTTTATGCTTATCGGATAAAGATAGACCAACTCTACCTTGTATCATTTTCTTCATATGATCTGAAGATATGCCAATTCTTTTATGAGTTTCTGACATTTTTAGTTTTTGACTTTCTGGTAAACGCACATTTGTATTACCGTCGCCTCCATCTGTTCGGTTAAGCAAAATTCCAGTTCCTAGATCTTTCCTTCCAAACCATCTTATCAAGCGTCGTTCTATTGCTAAAGCCCCAACGTTTGTTAAGTTTTGTTCTAGAAAAATAATTCTATCTTTAGAAGGTACTGTTACTAAATGTCCAAGATATGCTCTATCGCCTTTACCCTTACCGATATAGTAAGGGGTTCCAGCGATAGGTGAATCTGACTTTCTGATGTATGCGTATACGTAGAAATTATTTTCTTGGTGCATTATAAAGTTTTCTAAATGCGTCCTCTAATGATCCACTCCATTGCCAGGAATCCATCATGCGATAGATGTTGTACTGTTCGATCTTCTCACCAAGAAGCTGTCTAGCTTCAGAGATGCTACGTCCTGGTACAATTTCTGGATAGCAGCTGAACACCATTGCATCTTTCACATCTGGTAAGACATGCTTGAATACAATGTGGTCACCCATACCGCAATCAAGAACAACGATAGTCACATCAGTTGGAAGAGCAAGAGTTTGGCGAAAGATCTGTTCGTCATGCTCAAACATTTCTCTAACGCCATCACGAATACCACCAGCTTTGTTCTTCAAATGCCAGGTCACAGCTGGAACTACAAGAATCTCATATCCCTTTTGCTTAAGGCCGTACGTGAAAAGTGTTTCTTCGCGGTGAGCAATACGGGTCAAGGATAGCTCATAATCATGAATGCCAGCACGATACAAGAACGAGCAGTGAAGGTGATCAACTGATCTGACTTTGTCAATGTAGTCCCATTGCAAGTTCTGTTCATTGTCAATGTCTTCAATCTTACCAGTTGCAACTATTCCACGAACAAACGGTGGAGTCAAGATAGATCCACCAACTGCACCAACCGTTGGGCATGTGTAAGACATCAGCTTTTCAAGAGTGTCAGGTTCAGCTACAGTATCATCGTCCATTCGCCACAACCAAGATCCTGGGTACTTCGAATTCATTAATTGATGACCGAAATGTTGCCCCTTTTTCTGTCCAAATGTAACTTCCCATGCAATTCCCTTTATATCTAATATTTGAAATAAGTATTGATACATTTGCATTTCTCTTAAGTCCCTTGGCTCTTCATTATCATCATACAAAATAAGCTTACTAGGTTTCAAAGTCTGAAGAGCTATTGACATTAAAGAAGTCAATAAAGTTGTTTCATATCGCCCCCGGGTACAAACATAAGCAATGATATTTTTCATAATGACAATTCCTTTTCAAGAAATTTCCTCTTAAGAGTTGCACTAATTTTGTCTTTGGTTTCTTGAGACCGTTCTTTTCCTTTCCAAAACCCTGGCTGCCCTTTGTGTGACTCACTAAGTTTAGCTTTAGTTTCTGGTGATCGATGTTTACCATATAGAGGGTGTTTATCTCCACTCATACAGGCTGATAAATGAGCTTTTTGTTCTTCTGTATGTTTGTAATTTCCGTTTGCTTTTCTAAGATTTGCAATTCTCTCAATAACTTCTGATGTATGAGATTTACCTATGAGAGCTTTACTTATTTTACACCTAGTTTCGTTTGAATGAACATAACCATTTTGTTTAAATGTAGCTATAGCTTTATCGATAGATTCTCGTGTTCTTGGCCCATTTCCCCCTGAAGCATGCTTCTTATAGTTGTAATATTTGACACCCAACTCTTCTATTTTTATCATGTCAAGCCAATATTGTTCATGACGTTGTAAAAGTTTCAAATCTGGGATTTCTAATTTCCATAAAATTTTACGTCTAAAATCTTCTGGTCTCTTTTTGAAAGCACTTTTCAGATGACCTGTAGATGATATGTACTTATCAGTTGGGCTTCCATAATGAGATCCAACGCAGAATTTTTTACGCTTTCGATCATGCCAAATATACACAAAACCATAAACTTTCATACGCGAACCCATTTCTCAACGTAAACACCGATCTCTCGAGTTTCACCGTTGTTACCAAACCACAGTACTGGCATCATGCTAACACGTTCAAAGCCGAATTCTGTCAGTTTGTTACGTACAACTTCAACGTCCTGATAGTCAGGGTTTTCGTTGGTGTTTGCATGCAGTTCAATGTGAATGAAAGCAAATTTGCGAATTGTTTCAAGGTCAGTATTCAGCAGAATGTTGAACTCAGAACCTTCACAGTCAAGCTTCAGAACAATGTCATCTTCTGGAGTACCATCAACAAGAGTTTTGAGGGTGATTGTTGATACCTTGTCACCTTCACCGCCAGCTGTAACCTTTGAACCAACATGTTCATTGAGGATCGTCATCTGTTCACCATCTTTGTCCCAGACTGCAGCATTCAATGGGATAATTTCAGAGAATCCCTTGACATTGTTCAGAAGTCCAAGTTTGTAAACAGTTGGTTGAGCTTCAATTGAGAAGATTCGTTTTGCACCCAGTTCGATGCAGCGAAGGCTGAACATACCAAGATTTGCGCCTACGTCAACGACGATCTTTCCACGAACTTCAGAGTCTACCAAACGGTAGCTATCGGTTTCAAAGATCTCGATGTAGGTAGCAGGTTCTTGAGCTTTTAGGCTTTCGCGATCAACTCTGCCTTTTGGTGTTGGAGGAACTGGAGTTCCACCTGGCTTGTTGGCTTCAACACGCAGATTCGTTTCCGGGTGAGGAATTTGTTCTTCCATGAACTGGATGTTGGTGAAACCAGCGTTCGTCATGTGATCCCAAAGGGATTGTCTCCACCAGCCAAAGAGGTGAGGACTTGTGATGTTGTCAGGACCACCGACATCAGTAGTGTTCACACTTCCGTAGATAGCATTTAAGATGCCATAGCGTTCACCAGTAGATGCGGTAACGAATCGTTTGCACAGACCTTCAATGTCAGGCATTTCCATGATCAACTTGCCACCTGGCTTCAGAACACGCAACCAATCTTCGAGGATCGCGATAGAGTGGTATGGATTCAAGTGTTCAAACACATGGGATGCCAAGATTTCAGTGACAGAGTTGTCATCGAAGTCAAGTTTGGTAATGTCCATTTGAACATGAGCACGGCGGTCATACATGTCTACCGACAGATAGCCTTTGTATGGAACCCCGCCAGAACCAAGATTCAACTTGATATTCTTGTTGTAACGTTTGCAGTTGATCAAACCATTGCGCTTAACAATGTGGTTTGTGTATTCAGGAATAGCCTTGTATGTTTGATTGTCTTTGTGCCAAATTGGAACACCGCCAACGTTCGTTTCGCTGAACGTAGTTGGAGTAGTAGCCACAATCTTGTATCCAGCTTGTGCAGTACGAACTGCAAAGTCGATGTCTTCGCCACCACCTGGAGAGAAGATTTCGTCGAGGATACCAACCTTGTCAAACACTTCACGACGAATCATTGCACAGAAGAAGATGATGACATCAAAGTCAGCGTAATCATCATGCAGCATCAACGGACCAGACAGACCAACTTCTGGATCTGCAAATGGAGCAACAATCATGTCAAGCCATTTGTTAAGAGGCTGATCAAGCAGTTCAGTATCGTTGTTGAGCAACAATACGAATTCACCAGATGAAGCTTTGATACCGAGATTGGTAGCTGCTGTGTAACCGATTGCTTCATCTCTCCAAACCAATTGAACGTAGTCAAGTGATTCACAGTACTCTTTGGTGTCATCAGTACAGCCATTGGCGACAACAATAACTTCAATGTCATCCATGTTGCTGTACTTAACGATGCTTTCCAAGCAAGGTTGGAGTAGGTCTTCGCGGTGGTTGTATGTCGGAATAATCACACTATAGCGTGGTTTCATAAATATCTCCTATGAACTATCAATCATTGTATACTATTTTAGTGGAAAAGAGAATTCTTTATCCAGCTACTGGTCAAATTGAAAAACATCACATCATACCAAGATGTCTTGGTGGATCTAATGAAGCTTCTAATTTTGTACATTTATCTCTTAGAGAACATTTTCTAGCACATAAATTATTAACTAAAATACACCCAAATAACGGTAGTTTGTTATATGCTGCAAATATGATGTCAAAATATAAAAAGTATCATTGTAGAATTTATAATGGGCGAAAACTAACAGAAACACATAAACAAATCATTTCTACCACCCACAAAGGTAAAATTTTATCAGATGAAACTAAAAACAAAATCAAATCAAAAAGAAAAACTCAAGTAATAACAGCAGAATCCAATATCAAACGATCTGAGACTCTTAAAGGTAGAACTTCACCGATGAAAGGAAAAGTATCTTCAATGAAAGGGGTTCCAAGATCAGCTGACGTTTTACAAAAAGCATGGGAAACTCGTAGAAAGAACAAAGAACTAAAAGCCGCTATAACCAAAGTTTGAATCACTTATTGATAAGATTACTTCATTGCTTTTTCCATATCGTGAGTATAAGATTGCTCTGTTTTCTGCAGAATGTCAATATCTGCTTGTTTGTCCATTGTCTGTACATGACCAGTGTGAACTACAGGAAAGTTGATTGTAAACATCCCACCTTTGTAGTCCTTGTCTGCTCGATCATTCGGTACTTCTACACAGCGATAACCGGCTTTCCAGATTTTCATTGCAACATCTGAATCGCTGAAGTAACCAGGCATGTAGATTGGATCGAATTTTCCAACAGCTCGCAGCAATTTTGCATCGTACATCGTACAACCAGAATGCAACACAAATCCCATGTCTTCGTATTCGTTTGCAAAGGGGCTTGTAGCTCCTACATCCGAAGATTCCAAGAATGGCTTTTGTAAGATGTGAATCCATTGGTCAGTTGGCTGATGCATCAAATGCGAGTCATTGTCAATTAAGACGATGTATTTACCTAAGCTGGCATCGATACCTGCATTCACAGCACCAATGTAACCAGCCGGGCCTTGAATCCAGACATAGCGAATTCGTCCACCAATCTTTTCTAGATAGGTTCTGGTCATGTCATCTGGTTTGCAACCATTGGCAACCACAATGATTTCTTTGTTTGATAGATCAGTGACAGCCAACAGAGCATCAATGCCAGGTTTGAATGCATCTTCAAAGTGGTTGTATGTTGGCATCACCACTGAGATTTCGATTGGA